GTTTCGGCCCTCCCCCAACCAGCAAAGAAACGGCGCATAAAACAACGGGGAATTTTGGGGCAATGGTGGACGATAAAAGACTGGATCGTATTGAGGCGAAGCTCGACGAGCTGACAAAAGTAGTAACTGACCTTGCTCGCATTGAGGAGCGCCTTGTCACACTTTTTAAAAGGATGGATCGGTTTGAGGAGCAACTTGTAGTCTCGGGCGGGCGGCTTGGCGAGATTGAGGCTATCACGATTGGCCGTGGCGCGGTTTTTCAGATAGTCGAGCGCAGCTTTTGGCTCGTGGCCGGGGTAGCTGTTGCCTGGTTTTTTAGCAAAGGAATCAAGTAATGCGGCGCATCATCATGCACTGGTCGGCCGGAACCTATACGGTGTCCGGGCTTGACCGCGAGCATTATCATTACATTGTTGACGGCGACGGGGCTGTTGTGACGGGCCGGTTTCCCGTTGAGGCAAATCAAGTCATAAGCCGAGATCGAGGCTATGCGGCCCACACGCTGAACTGCAACACAGGCACAATCGGAGTTGCGCTGGCGGCAATGGCCGGGGCCATCGAGCGCCCGTTCAAGGCGGGCAAATTCCCCATAACTCAAGACCAGCTAACCGCCTTTACAGGGCTCGTCTACAAGCTTTCCGTCCAATACAACATTCCGATCACGCAGGAAACCGTCCTGACCCATGCCGAGGTGCAACCAACGCTCGGCATTAAGCAGCGCGGGAAGTGGGACATCTGCTGGCTTCCGGGGATGGCCGCTTCTGCTGACCCCCTTTCTGTAGGCAACGTCCTGCGCCGTTTGATCGCGGCGCACAAGCCGAGCCTTGCTACCACCATCCTCACCAAACTTGGAGTTATCAAATGAACCCGACTTACATCCGCGTGGCCTTTTACTTTCTGGCCCCGATCCTTGGAACTCTCCCCGGCATCACGGTTGACATGGAGGCCATGACGGTCCTCTTGAACATCAACACGCTCATGGTCGGCCTTACCGGCTCCGCGGCCGCAACCGGCCTCGTTTTCAAAAAGTGGGGCAAGAAGTAAAATGGTACTGCGGGCAAACTCACCAAACTTCCCGCCTCGGGGCAGTCGGCTCGTCACGGCGCCCGCTATCGAGCCCGTGACGGCCACTGAACTCCGGACTGAGCTTCGGACGGACGCCACGGCCCTGCCCGATGCTGAGGCAAACGGCATCATCGCGCAGGCCCGGAACATGATTGAAGAAATGACCGCGCTCGCCTTGATTAACCAAACATGGCGGCTTACTCTCGATCAGTGGCCGGGCTATATTGAGCCGTGGTGGGACGGCGTTCGCCAAACCTCGATCACGGAGTTGACTGGCGGGCGGCCTCGCGTTATCACGTTCCCCCGCTATCCGCTGAGTTCCGTTACGTCAGTTCTCACCTTTGACGAGGCTGGTGCGTCAACCAGTCACACTGTCGCAACGTACTTTGTTGTTGATACTGAGAACCGACCGGGCCGCCTCGGGCTCAAGGCCGGGCAACTGTGGCCCACGGCGACTCAAGCCATCAACGCAATTCAAATTGACTACGTTGCGGGCTTTGGCGCAACCGCGGCGGCCGTTCCGCCTGTACTCCGGGCGGCCGTTCTCGGCCTCTCAGCTTACTACTACGATCACCGCGGCGAGTGCGACATGCGGCAGGCTTACGCAAAGTCTGGCGCGGGCGACTCCGCTTCCGCCTACGCGAGTCGGGGTGTTTGATGGCCTCGAAATATCTGCTCTTGACAAGCCCGCCGATTTGTGCCATTCTTGGAGGTGGAAGCGCGGCTGGTATGGCGCTACCACTTCCTGATAAGGCAAGCTAAAGTATGGTCCAGTGTTGCGACATCACGGCGGCAAAACTCAACACGCTCATCACGATTGAGCGCCGCGTTCGCACGACTGATGGCCAGGGCGGCTGGACCGAGGTTTATACCGCTGACCCCGTTGGCGGAGTCTGGGCGATGGCCCGTGAGGGCGACGGAGCAGAACGGTCGATGGCGGATCGGATCGAGTCCCTAAACCACTTCACCTTCTACGTGAGGTTTAAGGGTGACGCAAACGGGGCGCCGTACTGGAACGCAACTGAGACTCGTGTCGTCTTTCGCGGCCGCTACTACAACGTGGTGTCCTCAGTCGATCTAGAACTCCGGCAAAAGTGGGCTCGGCTTGTAGCCCGCGAGGGGGAAGTCGCATGAAATACGGGCTGGACATTCGAGGCTTTTCTGAGCTTATGGCAGAACTAGCAGACCTCCCTGACCGGGCAAACGCCAGTATTGCCCGCACGATGAATTTTGTGGCGCAGTCCACGGCGCAGCGGGCAAAAACGAAAATTAAGACTGGCGGCCGCTCTGGTTACGTTTATGAGGTAAATGGCCGGATGCACCAAGCCTCAGCCCCCGGCGAGTCACCGGCAGACTTGAGCGGGACGCTTGCCGCGAGCATCGGCTTTACAAAAATGACCGACAGGCCGGGCAGCTTTGCCACGGCGGGCTCAGACCTTTCCTACGCCACCACGCTTGAGTTCGGCGGTTTTAGTAAGTTTGATGGCAAAGTTGTGTACGTCGAGCCGCGGCCCTTCCTTCTCCCCGCGTTTGAGGAAGCAATTCAGCAAGCCGGAACCGTCCTCAAGGCCGAATTTGAGCGGGGCTACAGATGAGCGAATTCTTCAATCCCCTGCAACAAGCTGTCTACGCCCGGCTTGTCGCCCAGCTTGCCCCCCGCAACGTGTACGACAGCCCGCCAAATCAGCCTGACGGTATGCCAGCGGCGAACTTTCCCTACATCGTACTCGGTGACGATACGCTGGTGCCGTTCGACACTGATAACTCAGTCGGCACTTCGGCCACCGTCACCCTGCACATCTGGTCACGCTACAACGGCCGGAAAGAGGTCAAGACCATTCTTGGCGAGATTTACACGGCGCTCAATCGTCAGGCGGGTAACCTCACCGCTGCCGGATACAACTTCATCGACTCCCTTTATGAGTTCGGGGACATCATTGAGGAAGCTGACGGAAAAACCAGACACGGCGTCTGCCGTTATCGCATCACAATGGAGAAAATATGACAATTCAATCGGCAACAATTATTGCGCGGCTGTCAGCGGTTGACCTCGGCGCAAACGACTTCGGCGGCCCGGTGTTTGCGCCGACGATGGAAGCAGTTATCAGTCTTACCGCTGGAACGGCCGCGGGCGAGGCTAACCTTGTTTGGTTTGACGAGCGGGCGATCACAACCGGCGCGAGCCTTGACCTCGATCTCAGCGGTGTTCTCACAGACGCCTTTGGCGCGACGATTACGGCCGTTGAGCTTGTGGCGCTTTTCGTCATCAATGGCCCTCGCTCTGGCACGGCCAACACAACGAACCTCACAATCGGCGCGGGCACCAACCCCATTGTGGGCTACCTCGGCGGAACAACTCCAACCATCGGCCCGATCCGCCCCGGCTCGTTCGTCCTGCTCGGTTCGTCAGATGCGGCGGGCTTCGGCGCGATCACCGCAGCAACCGGGGACATTCTTCGCATCACTAACTCAGCTGGCGCTACCAACAACTGCCAGATCGCTTTCATCGCGCGTAGCGCATAACAAGGAGACGTAAAAATGCCCGCAGCAAGTGGCCGGCTACTGACTATTACATGGGACGCCGTCGTACTACTCGGAGTTCGTACGCGTGGCTTCAGCATCACAAACGACATGATCGACGTGACGACTGATGATGACGTTGGCTGGCGCAAACTGCTGGCCACCCCCGGCCTGCGCGCTATCGAGGCCACCGTTGGCGGCATCACGCAGAACCAGATTCTCCTCGCGTCAATCATGGAAGCCAGCATTACTGGCGAGACCCTCGTAGTCAATCTGCCGACAACGACTGGCACACTCACCGGCACGTTCTTTGTTTCTTCCTACGAGGAAAACGGCGAACATGACGGCGCGGCTGAGTTCACGGCAACCTTCATGTCTAGCGGCGCAGTTACTTACGTTGCTGGCGTATAAGAAGGACAAAAACAGATGAGAGAAATGACAGCAACACTCGGCGGCCAGGAGCTCGTTCTGGCCGCAACTTTCAAAGCCAGCGTAGAAATCGCAAATACCGTTGGCGACCCGCTGACGATTATGCGCGAGGCGGCCCTTGAGAGTATGTTCCTCGATCAGGGCATCCCGTATGAGCCGAAATGGCGCTTCACGGTGACTAACGTAGTCCAGCTTATTATGATCGGGCTCAAGGCCGCCGGATCGACTATGAAGCTGGACGAGGTCCAAGACTTGGTTTTCTCGGCCGGTTTCCTGGCGGGGAAAGAGGTGGCCGCAAACTATCTGGCACAAATTGCCGGGCCGCAGCCAAAGGAAGTCAGTGACAAAGGCGAAGCCTCGGGAAACTAACCTGGGTCGCTCTTGTTGAGCAGGCTTACACGGCGGCGCGAGACTGGGGCATCCAACCAGCAGAATTTTGGGGGATGTCCACAACTGAGTTCTGGTGGGAATTTGACGCCCGAGTCAGACGGCAGAAGAAGATCGAAAAAGCCGACTCGCCCGGCGGTAAGTTTACAGAAGCTGAATGGGAAGCGGCCCGCCGCAAACATAAAGAGATGAAAGAGAATGGCTGGACAACTGACGGGGCTACACGCTAAGTTTACCGGCGATGCGTCGAGTATGGCGGGCGCGGCAAGACTGGCCGCCTACGAGACTAACAAGCTTAACGCAAAACTGTCGGACGGCAAGCGGAAGGCCGAGGAGGCCGCAACCAGCAGCGCCGCGCTGGCGGCGTCTTTTCACAAACTCAAAATGGATACGGACAACGCCTACGCTGGCATGGTGCGGTATAACAAGGCCGCGGTGCTCGTCAATAAGATCGCTATCGAGCAAAAATACTCGCAGGAGCAACTCGGCGCGGAACTACAACGGCTGGCCACGCACTACGGGGTAGCCGAGGCCGCGGGGATGAAAGTCGGCGGCTCCATGAAGTCCGCGGGCTTTCATACCGCCAACCTCGGCGCGCAGTTTAACGACATTGGCGTTATGCTTGCTGCGGGCCAAAATCCACTTATGCTGGCAATCCAGCAAGGTACGCAAATCTCGCAGGTCTTGCAGGCCGCTGGCGGCACAGCGAAGGAAACGGGTAAGCTTCTACTCGCCTCATTCAAAAGTATCATCTCCCCAATCTCCCTTGCGACGATAGGAATTATTGCGGCGGGGGCCGCGCTTTTTCAGTGGGCTACCAGCGCAAGTGACGCTGGAGTTGC